GCAAAACACTTACACTAACATACGGTCAAGATAAAGACCCAATCAATACGGGCTACTTACAAAATGTAGCAGAGACTTACGGACAAGTCAAGTACGTATTTGATAACGAGTACATCAAGAACGATGACAAGAAGAGTTTAATCTTTGGAGCGTCTCCATTTGTTGACACTTCATTCGGTGCGGTGGTTATGGGTATCAATGGAAGTGAGCCTAAGACATTGCCTAGAGTGGTGTACGATGGCGGTATGTATTCATGTGGTACGTTCTACATTTATGACTATGGAACAACGGGTCAAACGTGCAATAGTTATCCATACACAACACACTTCGACAAACCTAACAACCCAGACTTAGACTTTAACTTTGGTATTTGTGATTACTACTTTAGCCAATCGTATGGATCAACAACTTTAAACAACCTTAGTACGTTGTATTGGAGAAGAACAATGTCGCAAATAAATAGTGGTAAGTTGTACATCGTCTACTTAGACTTGACTCCGCATGACATCGCAAATCTAAAACTTAATGACAAGATTTATTTAGACCGTAGCTATTGGAACATCAACAAGGTAATAGACTACGATGCTAACTCCAACGATACTACGAAAGTCGAACTATTGAGCATTGACGATGAGTTGATTTTACCTAGAATAGTTTCAAGACCTGACAACAAGCCGAACAATGCGAGCAGTCTAGTGAAGCCATTTATTGGTCAAGTGTTAGGTAACATCAACGGAAGTTTAACGGTCAACTCTTCAAGTGGAAATGTTGTAGTAAGTGGTAAGGGAAATATCATTGACTCACCAATAACTAACGCGGTTGTGATTGGAGACAATCAATTAGTAACGAAGAACGGCATCACTACAAATAATAGTGCTATAAACGAAAATTTTGCCAATACTGATTTGACGTTTACAGATAATCGTGTTCACTCTTTGAATGGTTACAATTTATCTATCTCGGATAACGCGGCTGATATATTTCAAAAGACACCTTCTTTAACAAGAATCTATCACAACTATGGTGCAGATAGACAACTATTAGAGGTAGGAGATTCTGTATTTACTTTAGAGTCTTTGAATAATGTAGAGTTAAAAATCATTTCTGATTCAAGCGTTTTAATTGATACGATTATTTTAAACGTTCCTAATCTACCAACATACGATAGTGACATCTTAGCGGGTCTCGGTGGATTAACGCAAGGCATGGTGTATCAAACATCAACGGGTGTATTAAGAATAAAACTTTAAGTAAACAACAATGCTTAAAATCACATTATAGTTATGGCAACAAATCCCGTAGAAATACCCATCAAGTTAAACGGACTCGCACAAATCAAAGCTGAGTTACGTGAGTTGAAAGGTGAGTTAGCAAATGCTACCGACCCTAAGCAAATGACAGAACTCGCAGAACGTGCGGGTGCTTTGTCTGACCAACTTAAAGATGCCAACGATCAAGTAAAGGTTTTTGCTACGGGGTCAAAGTTCGAGCAAGTATCAAATGGCTTTGCGGGTATCAAAGACTCGTTAATGTCAATGGACTTTGAAGAGGCGGCTCAGAAATCTAAGATGTTCGCTACTTCGTTAACGTCAATATCTCCTAAAGTAATAGGTCAACAAATCAAAGGTCTTGTTTCTGTAGTTGGAACATTAGGTAAAGCGTTCATGTCATTTGGTGCATCATTGTTATTAAATCCAATCTTTCTACTTGTGATTGTTATTACTGCCATAGTAGCGGCAGTTATTTGGTTTGCCAATAAAATGGGCTGGCTTGGTAAAATCTTTGATGCGATTAAACAATCTCTTCAACCTTTGATTGACGCGTTGAAGTTTCTACTTGACCTTATCGGACTTACAAACTTTGCCAACGAAGAACGAGCAGATAAAATGTTGGCTACAATGAAAGCTGAACGTGAGGCTCTTGATGCAGTCGCTCATCAAATGGATAACAAAATCTTGTTGCTTGAAGCGGAGGGTAAGAGTACCATTGCTTTACGTATGGAGAAGAACAAGTTGTATTTAGCTGATGCAAAGCAAAGCGCGCAGATGACTAAAATGACTGCCGACATGATTGACAAGAACACGGTATTTGGAAAAACATTTAACGATTTAGCAAAAACTGCGGAAGATACCTCTATCAAATTACAAGCGGAAGAAATCAAACTTACTCAAGAGTTAAAAGCTGAAAACAAGAAACGAGCAGATGATAATAAAGCCTATCAAAAAGATAGATTAGATGCGGCTAGATTGGTTCAAGATTTAACCATTGCTCAAATGGAAGATGGGATCAAGAAAGAGTTGGAGTTAAATAAAGTAAAATATCAACGATTAATTGCAGACACTAATAAAAACGAAAAATACACCGCATCTGAAAAAGCTAAAATTGTCAAATTATACGCAGAACAATCTAAGATTGAAGAATTAAAAATCTATCAGAAAGACGCTGACGATAAAGCGGCAAAGCAAAAAGAAATAGATGCAAAAGCATTAGAAGAAAAAAAGAAAGCAGAAGAAGCTGAGAAAATAAGACTTGAAGAACAACACAAACTAGCACTTGAAACTTTAGGAACAGAGCAAGAAAAAGAACTAACTAAGTTAAAAGAAGATTATGCGGCTAAGTTATTGCTTGCTAAAGATAACCAAGAATTAACGTTAGCATTAACAGAAGAATCTAAGAAAAAAGAAGCGGAGATAAATGAGCGTTATAGACTTTCTGAAATTGAAAAAGAGAAAGCGTTAAGAGATGCTAAAATCTCATTCGTTGGAGATACGGTTCAAGGCATTGCAGAACTTGGAAAGTTGTTTATTAATGACCAAAAGAAACTAGAGAAAATCAACAAAGCAATGGCTCTAGTTCAAATTGGAATTGATACGGCTACTGCTATTTCTGCATTGGTTGCTACATCGCAAGCCAACCCATTAAACTCTGTTACGTTTGGGTCTGCGGGTCTTGCTCAGTATGCGAGTGGTATTATTCAAATCATTACGAACATCTCTAAGGCTAAGGCGTTACTATCAAATCCCGGTGCATCTCCAAGCGGTGGTAGTTCGGGCGGTGGTGGTGGTGCAAGTGGTGGCGGTGCATCCGCTGAAGCTATGCAACCTCAGTTCAATATGTTTGGTAGTGCTGGCAATGCAAATACGATTAACGCAAGCGGGCAACCTAACGGTCAAAATATAACTGTTACTGCGGTGGTATCTGAGACTGAGATCACAAGCACTCAAAACAATATCAACCGAATTAAAGAATCAGCAAGTTTATAATGGCTACATTCAAGGTAAAATACGCAACAAGAAATAAACTAGCCAAGGCTTTACAACAAGAAGTACGTAAACTTGGTTTAGTTGATACGGGTGCTTTATACGATTCGATAAGAATCTCTGCAATGACAGGAGACGAGTTCAATAGAATTGATATAACCGTAAACGCGTTGTACTATTATTTCTTTTTAGATGAGGGAACTATTTACATCGACCCGTATAACATCACAGATTCTTGGCTTGCTAGTTCACGAGTTCAAGCTATTATTTCTGAGATAGTACAAGAATACATACAATGGCAGTTTGAGAAATACCCACTTTTAGAAATGGCAAGAATCTTAAATAACCCAAGTGTATTTGTTAGCTTTAATTGGATTGATGAACAAGCACTACCATACAAACTACCGAAACGAAATATACAAAATTAAGTTTCTGTGTCTTTCTTCATGGATAGCATATTAAAGGCAAAGATTAAATTCATACCTAAGACCTTTTCCATGTTGGTTATGTCTTCATTTGCTAGTATGTAAATTGTTTTTTCCCACGCCCATTTAGACATCTTCTTTTCGGCTTCTAATTCTTTGCGGTCTTCAGCAGATACTTCTTCTAGTTCTTCTTCTGTGATTGGTTCATCGAATAGATTTGAGTAAGTGTTTAGAAAGTTCTCGCGCCATTTTAAGTACGATATGACTACACCATAAACGGAATTTATTGAGATATCTAAAAACTCTTTGGAGCGTTCTTCTAAATCGTATTCGTGAGGCTCGTAGGTTAAATGCTTCCATTGATCCACTCGTGTTTGCTTGTAAAGAATAGCGCAAATTATTGGTAAGTGTTGTATGTAGTCTTTTGTAACGTAGTACTCCAAATCTAAAAACTCTTCTACCTTAATTTTGTTTAGTGGCTTTAATTGATAATCACCTATTTTTTGTGCATTTCTTTTGCTTGGTTCTGATTGTACAAATGCAACTTTAGAAATCAGCGCACTAAATTCGTCTAGTTCTAAATCTTCCAAGTCTTCAGTAGGTACATCAGCAAGAACTCCGAGAAGTTCAAGCTGAGTTTCAAAGTTAGAATCTAATTGAATTGATTTTATTACTTCGATGTACTGACCTACCGAGACATCACTCCACGACTTCGGTAACTTCATTTTGATTTATTAGTTTACGAGATACTGCGACAATGTAAGGCACTACAATAGTAGCGTTCAACTCTCTAAATAATTTTTCTTTGTGTTTAAGATGTGCATTCTCGTAGTGTTCGGCATTCGTTAAATCGGTACGTTTAAAAATAATAGACAACAATTTTGCAAAGTAGTTTTTATTGTCTTTACCCATTGCTTTTTCAATCATCTTTAAATCACGTACACGTAACTTAAACTCATCTTCATACGCTCGGTAGGTGTAACCATCTAACTCAAATTCTTGAACCATCTCTAAATCGGTGTTTGAATTCACCGCGTTAAAATCTTTTACGTAATGTACGAACTCGTCAAAATGCATATCATTCACTTCGTCAACGGGAACACCTAACAAGATAAAAACATCTGCCCATTTTTCAAACTTGTCAAGTTCCTCATCGTTTAGAATCTTACTTACTTTCTCAAATTGTTCGATTGTAAACTCCGAAATTTCGTTGTTTATTTTGTAACCTCTAATTTCTACCATACTATTTTTTTCTCAAATATACTAATTTTTGAACACCTAACAAATAGTTGTCATTATTGTTATGGTAAATGACATTCCTACTTATAAAATAACTATTGACGAGGAGTACTCAGAGGGCAATGCTTTAGGGATAGAGCAAGTAGCATTTACTGCCAAGCCCGCTATAATGGTCAAAGGTATGGCATTTTCTGCATCTAAATCTTTCGAGTTTAAAGATGAACCTAAGATGAGAATTGTAGCACCCGCTATGATACCAATGGACATCTATAGAAACGATGAAGGCGAAGAGTACTACGTGCAATTTTCAGAAGCTGAAATAGAAAATATCTTCTCTGATTTTATGCAGAACCTAAACAATAAAGACCTTTTCAATTTAGAACATGACGCGGGAGAAACGGTACCCGCATACATTCTTGAAGCATGGCTAGTTGAAAATCCAAAAGCTGACAAAGCATTCACTTCGTACGGAATTGACGTACCAAAAGGAACGCTTATGTTAACGGCTCAAGTAACAGATAAAGAATACTACAATGCCTTAGTAGAAAAAGGTCAAGTAGGTTTCAGCATCGAAGGTTTCTTGGGGCTAAAATTATCGGAATTAAAAACCAAATATAGTATGAAGTTACCTGACGGAGAACATCTGATTGAAGGCAAACTCTACATTGTAAAAGATGGAGAAGTTGTTGAGATTAAAGATGCACCTGTAGAGGAAGCTATGTCAACTGAAGAGGCAGTAGTCGAAGAACAAGTGACAATGGCAACCGACACAGAAGAAGAGGTAGTAACAGAAGAAGAAGTTGTAGAAGAAGAAGTGGCAATGGCAGTTGATGCTACCGCAGACGCTGAAGCAGTTTTGGCTATCGTTACACCAATCTTAGACGAGCGAATCAACGAAGTATTGCAGTTGATAGCGGAGATTAAAAACATGATACCAATCGCAGAAGAAGAAGTGGTAGAAGAAGAAGTTGCAATGCAAAAATTATCAGTCAATGAGCGTTTTACTGCGTTCAGAGAAACATTTAAAAAATAATAAAAAATGGAAAGAAATCTTAAATTTAACTTGGACATCGAAACAAACGCGTTGTTATGTCCTAACCCTAACGAGTTTTACTCTCGTGCGTATTTAACTGAAGACATCGTAGATAACTATCGTACGTTGCCAGGAATCAAATCAGAAACGAAATTGGCTAACGTTACTTTCGGAAACATTTTACAACCTTCTACTTGTAACTTCTCAGCACCTACAGATTTGTTAGATGCTATTGACATTTCAGTATGTCCTTTATCTGCAATGGCTCAACTTTGCCAATTTGATTTAGAGCAATCATTCTTGTCTTTGCAAATGGCTCAAGGTTCAAACGGAGACTTTACGGTGCCCGCATTCATGAACTACTATTGGAACGAGATGTCAATGAAGATTCAAGAAGATTTAGAGTTGATTCGTTGGCAAGGTGACACAACTTCGTTGGATACTACTTTAGCTTTATGTGATGGTTACATCAAAAAGTTGTTAGCTGATGCTGAAGTTGTAGATGTAGCTAATACTACTATCAACGTAGGTAACGTTATCGCTCAAATGACTGCGATTTTGAACGCGGCTCCGGCTTCAATCAAACGTAAAAAAGCAGACTTACGTTTCTACGTTTCTTCTAACATCGCAACTGCGTATGAATTAGCGGCTGCTTCAGGTAACACTCAAACATACGTTACTACTCCATTAGCTTTAACTTTCTTAGGAATCAAAGTTGTAGTTGCTGAAGGTATGCCAAACGATACTGCGGTACTTACGTTGAAGAACAACTTGATTTACGCATTCGATGCTGAAGGAGACTCTAAAGCATTGAAAGCCGTTAACCTTGCAGATTCAGTAGCTGAGCCTTACTTACGTACTCGCGCTAACTTGAAAGTTGGATTTGCTTATACTAACCCAACAGAAATCGTTCTTTACTCTTAAGAACTAATACTAATTAAAAAAGAAGGTGGTGCAATAAACGCCACCTTTTTTTTGTAAAAAATAAAAAACATGGCTTGTACAACATTAGAAAACATAGCAAAAGGATGCGATGGGAATCTTGGAGGTATAGTAGCGTTATACATTAATGACCAATCAAACATCACTTCTATCACAGAGACAGATGCTACTTGGACAATTGACGCTATTACTGCTTCAGCAGATTACGAAGTATTTGAGTTCCGTAGAAATACGGGTAACTACACAGAAGAAAGTGCAATTGATTTAGTGAACGGTAGTTCATTTGTTACGGGAACAATCAACTTGATGTTCTCACGCAGAGAAGCGGTAGTGTCTCGTGCAATTAAAATCTTAGGCGAAGGGCAAAGAGATTTGTCTGTAATCGTTAAAGATGCAAATGGTAAATATTGGTACT